GATGGTTGTTTTGTTAGTGGGATCTTGTATGCTGGCCTGCACAGTATATCCTGTCAGGTTAACATTCTTTTGATCTTGATTCTTAACCAAGACTTGGATGGGATTGTCTATACCTTGATAGACTTTGATAGGGCGTGAGTACACTTGGCGATTCCTTGTTGTAAATATCGTAGGATCAAAAACCTGAACCTCGGCTGTATTTGGGTATAAATATGTTTTGACAGTAATCATTAATTGGTTCGTCTTTAATAACTATTTATCGGACAACGTGGAAGATCACTACAAGCAACTACTCGCCCAATACCCTTACCTTTCACATATAACATATGGCGGTAATGATTATATAGGCATCATACAGAACTTTGACGAAATTATAACTACACTTTATGATTTTGGCACATTAAAAAATGCAGAAATCAAGAAGGTGTTCCTGAGTCTTGGCGAAACATGGTGGTGGGAAAGTAACAGATTGATGCCCATTAACGTGTTTCTAAAGCAGGATTGGGCTATCTTTAAGACCTGTCTACGTACAATGAACAGCAAGGACGTAGAAATCAAGATGGGACCTTATGTTAGCCTTAAAGAGATGGCCAGCAAAAGATCAAAGCGCAAAAGTATTACGCTTGTCCGCAAAGTTGTCTAAACGTAATATCGCTATTACTCAATAAGTTCATATTTACAACAACTAGATGTGCATAGGCCAGGCTATGCGACTTTTTAAAGAAGTATCCATCATCTGTGGGCTTAGTCCACACATCAGCGGCAACATCCTTCCAAGATTTACCAATCAAATGTCTTTTTGCTGGACGTATTATGGCCAGTAACATGGACATTCGTGGTATAGTGTTCACAGCTTCGGGCATTTTAATCAAGGTGTCATAGTGGTTACCGATGTGTATTAGTTTACTGCAAAACTCTGGGTCATACAGTCGTTCCCACTCGGGTTCTTGTGCTATCAACTCCTGTAGATGCTGTTCACTCTTTACCTGATTGTATAAACTAACATTTAGCATGTCCAACTTCATGTAGCCACGAGCTTCTGCGGCTTCATAATCTAAGCTGGCACGCCCTGTAAATGGGTCCGTCGGAATGTCTGTTACATATACACCAGTATTATGATTAACCCAATTGCCATCACGATTGATACTAGCAGGAGTATGTTTAAGCAAGTCTAGTGCTCGTGTACGATCACCAAAATCAATATCAATGTCTGACCGAAATTTCATAGGTCTGCCTTGTTCAAGATATCCTTGACCCATTCTGTATCAGCAAGATAATCTGTAAATTTACGTTGCCAGTGGTCGGGATCGATCCAGGGCATTACCATTGCTACTTGCTCTTCTGATAAGTTACCAAGAAAGTCAACACCCGAAGCACAGTTGTAAACAATCCAAGGACTAATACGGCCGGTAACAATATGATGTACCACACGGTTGCTGTTACCATAACGAAAATAATCGCTAAAACCGTTTTTAAGGTCAGGATGGTCATCTGCATACGTTTGCATTTCCTTTAATGCTCTTTCAAGAGCGTCTTGTACTGCCTCTCGACGTAGATAGTCATGCATCCACTCTTCGTATAATTTGTCACTACACCAGTTATCTATTTTTTTATTATTGCGTAATAGCCAATCAAGAAAATTAGCAAAGTTAATACAGCGTATCGATTGACAGTATCTTCCATGTTTGACGAAAGCATTATAATAAGGACTGCTAACAAAATCTGCATATGACTTTAGCCTGGCGCTACCCTGTGTTACTTCGTAAAATCGCAAATAGGCTTTGAGTCCTAATTGCACACCCACTTCTTTTTCTTGTTGCCACCGACGTTTGGGCTCGCAAAGATGCACCGCCAAGGTTGATTCCTTGACAAATGCCTTTTCGCAATAGCGACACTTATACGGTTCGGTTGTCATTGATAAACTTTACAAGATACTGAACTAACATTATAACATCTTCTCCGTAATGATGTCTAGCATTAAGGGGCAAATTCCGATCCTGCTCCATGCATACAGATCCATTTTGTTCTAAATACTCATTGCCAATAAAGGTAAATGGTACAAACCCCGGTCCTAACTTGACATTTTGGTGATGTCTATCACAGGTGTTAAAAATACAAAACTCAATGGATCGTTCTCTAAGGTACGAGGCCAATAACTTTAGGTCAAGATACAGTTGTTCCATATAGTGTTGATTGATATCAAACCGGTAACGTGATTTTACATAATCGTCTACCATTTTATGTTCCGTTGAACTATCAAAGTCTTCCGCAGATGCAAACTGCGCCTGCATACCTTGACTATTGTAACTGACCCAGGGGTTGGCATGCTGTGGTTTTAACGGACTTTCTTGACGATCGTAGAAAGTCAATCCTAGTACAACAAGGTCTACAGGATTGCGTTCTATATATTCTACTGTGGTTCTTATAATGCGGCGATTACTACTGCCAGGCCGGGCTAGGTTTACAGTCCGGGCACCTAGCAATTGATCAAAGTGTCTAGTGTAAAAATAGCTATCCATGAAACTACAGCCATTTACCAGTACGTTCATAACTCTTTCTTGATATCCTTATCTGCCCACCCCATATCTCGAGCATACGCTTTGAGTTCGTCTTTGCTGTTTAGCTCAGACATCAGTTTAAGATCATCGTCTTTAAAATGCGGGTGTAGTTCACGCAAAAACTTAACATTTTTATTGTCTGTTGTTTTCTTTGGAAGACCTAGCCACGGATGATAGTGTGTGCCCATACCGGGACTTACTGTTGTGGCCATTAACCAATGCAGTTTTTCATGTTCCTTGGGACTGATGTCAAAGAAGTTCTTGTTTAACTTTTCGTTAACACTCATTACATAGTATGCTTGCAGGTCTCCACTACCTTGTACTGTGGCACCCCAACGAATCATCATAAACCCACTGAAGGCCTTGCGTTCTTCATCAGTTAAGTTGTCATAGAAATCTCGATCCTTGCGATCAAAGGCCGCCATTTCTTTTTTAATATCAAGTGCTGGTGCTTTTTTTGCTTTTGCTACTGTCATACTGGGTGCCAATCTGGTGGAAGTGTTTTAGAATCTTTGCTTAACTCGTATAATATTTTAACACGGTCCATGGCTTCTTGTAAAGCAGGCACACGCTCGGCTGTGTTAAATATGTCCATCCATTCGTTGCGTTCTCTTTCACGCAATATCTCTGCTTCTAATGCTGGATCAATGCTGTGTAATACTCTTTCAACTTGTCCGCTTTTACGTTTATATACTGTGCGTCCACCATCTGGGCTTTCGTACACAACATATTCGTTTATTTGATTAGCTTTGTATGGGCCTGTGTACATTTACCATACCTTACCGTAATTTATGACCTCGCTCTGGCGGCTGATGTCTTTGATAAAATATGCACACATGGGTTTTTCACCTTCTGTTAACGGGATGGCCAACAGTTGACCAGGTTTAAGTTTTGGAAAATACCATTTAACGTCTTGATATATATCTATAATTTCCACTGGATAGAACTCGGGTCTAAAACTAGTTAGTGGATTAAAACAAAATACATTAAAGCCACGATCATTGATGCTTGTTAGTGGGACAACTTCTAGATCGCCAAAGTCAGGTTCGCCTATTAACAGTTGCCAATCTACTGGCATGCGTACAGTATACGGTCCAATACGTAACACCAATGCTGGACTATTAAATGACTCTAAAAATATTAATGGAATATAAAAATAATCAGGTTCTTTGGGATCACTGTTATCTAATACACAGAAACGTACCTCGTCTATCTCATCTGGGATTTGATCCATTGGGTATGCTGTGTTATCTAGTGTTAAAATTCTCATTTATTATTCTTTATTAATAGTTCCGCTTCCGGCGTCACGATATACCTTCCGGTATTTCGATCTGTAAATTCTTCTATCACGCTTTTGTGTAACGGAAGCTCGTCTACTGCAACTGGCTCTTGCACTATACATTCTGTATTATAGTTGAAAGTACTAGCAAAGTAAACCTTTGGTTTACCATTTTGTTGAGCCGCTGTATTAACAAGTTTATGATGTACGTGGCCGTAGTCGCCGTCCTGGTAGTGCGTCAATATCAAATCAAATTGGCCAGAAATACTGGCAAGTTCTCTAATAGCATTATCTCCGTTGAATCCCAATTCACCATTCTTTACGTATTGCCAATCGTCAGTGTAACCCAAGAATGTTGTTGGTACATTGCGCTTTGACCAATAGGCTCTCATCTCTTTTGCTCTAGGCTCCCAGTCTATGTATGTCATATAGACTATGTGCCAGCTGAACTCTGGGTGAGCTTCTATAAAGGGCCAGGCAAAAATAACACAATCGTCGGGGTGGGCCACAAGTGCAACTGCTCTCAAAATGCAAATCTCCAATCTCGGATGGTAGGATCATACCACATGGTGATATCTGTGTTGGGTTTACGGGTGCGGGTCAATATCATCTTGCTAGGATTACCCCACCAGGTGTCTGTTACATTCATAACAACGTTGCCTGCAATGGCACGCCAGAATATAACTACACACATACCTGACAGATGTGTAACTGAACTGGGAATAGTCAGACGTATGTTATTGACGTCCACGGGGCTGTTTAAATCGACGGTTATAGGCTCGGTCTTGTACAATTCTGTTAGTTTAAGATCCTTGAACCTAGGTAGCATTGTGAAGAACTTCTCTATATGATTGGCGCGATATAGTGTAGTGTCTAGTGGATGTTGTTTTTGGAATGCTTCGTTGATTTTATTTTCAAATACTGCATCAATGGCAATATCGGGTTGAAACTCAAATGCATTAGACTCTACTTCTACAATGGGAAAGATTGGATGGTCAGCAAATGCTGTAGCCCATATTTCAAACTTGCCCGGAATAAACATTCCGCCAAACTGGCGAGCATGTTCAGCAATAGGTATAATATGTTCGTTAAAGATTGGTGTACCTATTGTTTCACTGACATAAATGTCTGCGGGTATTTGTGTATTATAAAAATTATCATTGACAACTTCAATGATATTATCTAATCCAACTGTACGAATCATTTCCTTGGCATATTTGGCACGTCCGGGATCCATTTCAATTGCATATACTTTTTCTGCACCAGCTTTTGCGGCCAGTACACTTAAGAATCCGGTACCTGTACCTATGTCTACCACTGTCTTGCCGCGGACGTTTTCTTCAATGGCCTGCTTATAAAACACATTGCGACCAGTGTCGTTTATCATTGGCATGAATATACCATTGTTCTTGAACCAATTGAATTCGTCTATGTTTTGTGTTACTGTATTGTCGGTCATAGTTTCCAGGTATTTTTAATCAAATCATAATAGGTATCAGCTAGATACTCTTGACTGGCAGGACTACCGTGATATCCTGGGTCTTGTTTGCCTTCAAACGGCCACTTGTTTGTTGCATAGGCTGGTGTGTCTTCATACTTTAAAGTCAAGTATTTGTCATCAACTACATTGGGTATAGCATCTCGTATGGTAACGCTATCCCAAAGGTTGTTTGCAACAACTAAAAACGGTATTCCTGAATAAAACAACTGCATAATACCATCTCGCACAATCCATTCATCTTGTTGACGCTTCCAATTACTATCATACATATGGTTAATGTAATGTTTAACTGCCGCTTGTGTATCTCGGTCAATCCGGCCACTACGATATGGATGATCGTAATTCTCTGCTAGACTAAAGATAGTTTCGCATATCATACGATATGGATTTGTGCCATAGTTTACATTATCAATGCCCACAGATCGATCATATCCGTTGAGCATTTCTCGTTGTAGGTGTTGTTGTAAGCTAGGGTTCCATCCACGTTCTGTGTTTTGCGACCAATCATAAGGTGCCGCACCAGCAGGTATTTCCATCCTGTCCCAAAACGTAGGTGCCACGATTGCAAAGGCAGGACGTTGTCGTAACACTTCATCTATTTGCACACGAATACCACCATTACTGCATCCTTGACGTGCTAGTATCTCCACGTCCCATCCTAATCGTTTAGCAAGGACTTCACCGTAGGATGTGCCGGGTAAGGGTTGGCTGGGGGCAGAGTAACTACAACCACATACTATTAATTTTGCCATTCTGCTTTTTCTATTGTAAAGGGATAGTTTGCTTCTTTATAGAACTGCTTGCGCTTGGTCAAATGTCGCTTGGCAAACTTACAGGTACTAGTTATGTCCCAGATTTGAACGAAGTCCTTGTCCTCCGCTTTGCGAATACCACGCCCGATGGATTGGATAACGCGGACAAAGGATTTTCCCGGTTCCACAAGCACAAGATTAAAAATGCGAGGAATATTAATCCCAACAGCGGCAACACCATAAGTAGCAACAATAATTTTCCCAGTACTAGTAGCAATTTCATCATATTCATCTTTCCTGTCTTTGGCTTTGGTACTACCACTAACAAATACAGCACGATCGCCTAATTGTTCTGTAAGTAACTTACCGGTGGCAATACGATCTACTAGGACTAGTGTATTGCCTGTGTCATTGACGCTGGTGACTAGGTCTGAAATATACTTTAAACGTTCCGGTGTTTCTGTTAGATACTTTAATTCTGTTTGATACTCTTTGTACTCTACGTGATCTATTAACTGTACTATATTTACGTGACAATTGGCCAAATGTCCAGCTTCTTGAAGTTCGCTAGCACTTAGTTTGCCAATGACATCACCTAAACTACAACGCAGGCTAACAAACTCGTAATCTTCTTTGGGAATAGTTCCTGTTAATCCCCAGCGAATAGGTACCCGAGCAAATACACCGGTAAGCAGAGTCTTTAACGCATCTGCTTTGGCCATGTGTACTTCATCAACCATGACCAATACAACATCTTCAATAAAGTCGCCAATAGTAACATCACCGATGCCGGCTTGTGTATTCTTTAACAGGATGTTTAGACTTTGCCATGTACAAATAGTATGAGTCTTGCCGAACTCTTTACGGTCACCAAAGTACACACCTACGTCTAGCCCCATGTTCTTGTAGTCATCTTCTGTTTGTGTTACTAAACTTTTGTTTGGGACAATAATAATACTGCGACCATACGACTCTACACTTTTACTCAAGGCCGCAGTCATAATAGTCTTGCCTGCGCCTGTAGCTACTTCTTGTATGCTTTGTGGATTTGCTAAAAAGTTATTTAGAATTTGTACCTGATAGTCTCGAAGCATAATAGGTTGACCTGCGGCTGGATGTCCTTTTGGCCAACTAATATCTGCAAAGCTATCTTCGGCTACTTGGTCAAATGCAAAGTTAGTGCTGTAAGTTCTTTGGTCATCAATCTCAATATCGTAATTATGGCTTTCCAAATAAGTAATAATATCTGGCAACAAATTGATGTATGTACTGCCGCCAAGTTGGAAGAAGGCTACTTTGCCGTCCCACCTGCCTAATCGCACACTTGGTTGATAACGAGCTCCCGGGATTTCATACTTGAATTTCTTTACCAGCGCCGTGCGGTCGGCAAGATCTAATCCTTCAATCTTGACATTCACTTCATCTTTGATTATTAGTCTAGCTTGCAAACTTCGGGTCCTTTAGAGTTCTTAGTATACACGTCTTTGGCAAAGTACACAATCTTTTCGGCTGTTTGAATCCATATCTGCCTGTCGCCACCATGTAACATACCTGCACTACTAACCAATAACGGAATACGACCGTTAAGCGGTGTACGTGGAATTTTATTTGTGTAAATTACTTTAATTGTTGGATCATCTGGTATGGTCTTTTGATTGCCTAATTTAAAAACTTGGTCAGGAAAGTGTTTTGTAAATTCATTCAACAACCTATCAGTCAAGTCAGCTTCATAAACGTATATAGGAAAACGATTAGTTTTCTCTGCGTAGTCAGCAAGGTCTTTAACCAGGCCATGACTTGTTTGCGGATCAACTTTGAGTTCACGGTTAGCACACAGGCTCCAAAAACGTGTCCCACATTGCTCTACAACTGTATCACGTATTGTACTGTTTACGGTGTACCCAAGAATTGGTGCATGATCAATAAGTTTGAGTAAATCATCAAACCCAACATTACTATTTACATATTCTATTAAACTGTCTGTGGCATTACTAATGGATAAAACACCATTGTTGTATGTCAGTTCAATTGCATAAGGAGTATTTTCTGCCGCCAGTAGTGTTTGCATTATTGCTTCTAGACCAGGATCTATTGTGAGATTGTTAACCTGAGCAAATGTATATACCCAGTTCACGTTCCATTCGGTCAAGGATAACTCTTGCACACGTCGTTCTCTGTTAAAGTGTATGTTACCTTTGCTCTCCTTGCTGGCAGTCCTTACTAGATCAATTAGCTTGGTATCGTAAGGAAACTTCAAATTGATAATATCACCTTCTACCCATACTCGACTTTCTCTGTCAATTGTTCGCAAAGGAATTCTATACTGTGGTGTCCTGACTGGCGTAATATCAACCAATAATTTAGTTAACTGTCTTTCGTATTTAATAATCAAGGACACAGCCAACGCGGCCTGTTTGTCTGTGAATCCTTTGCCTGCTATTATTTGCTCAGCCAAACTTGGTACAACTTTCATATCGTACCTGGCCAGACTAAGTGGACTTTCTCCCACAGTAAAGATACTGTAGTTACTTTTACCACTAGGTTCTCTGTAACCAGCAATAATTTCGATGTAGTCTTCTACGTATTGATGTGTGTATTGAGCCATATGTTATTGTAGCATACATTCAATGATATTGCAAATAAAAAAATCCCCGAGCAGTTAAACCCGGGGATCGAAAACCATAACTCAGGAGCTAAAGAGAGCTATGGTAGTATAGCCTTTCGGCTATAAAACTTATGCAGTTTTCATGCAAGTAACTTGAGCCATAGCCTTCCACTTGAGTGGGAAGCTCTTCTTCAAATCCGCGATCTTGATTGCCATACGCAGGCTCATTTCACGGAACTTGTTCTTGTTAGTTTCCAAGAACTCAATGAGTTCATCTTGCTCACATTGTTCAAAGTCATATTCGTCAAACAAACCACCGTCACTGGCAATCTGTTTAATACGCAGGACCTTGTCACGCATTGTGTCTAAAGTCAAATCCAAATAGTGACAACGGCTTTGTAGTGCATCCAAGTGATCACGCAACTTTTGCGATTTCATTTGATCAAACTTAAGGTTGGTAATAAAAATCACACTTCCTTTAAACTCAAAACTATCTGGAACGCCTTCACGACGCAACATATGGCTATCTGACAACCACGAAATCTTACGTTTCTTACCTGAGTCCAGGGCACCTTTAAGCAAGTTCAAACTTACGTCATCAAGCAAAATTGAGTCACAGTCATCAAACACTAGCATACTGTTGGCATCACTGTATTTGTACAGTTGGCAATACAAACCCAAGGCACTTGTTGAGCCTTTAATGACTTCTGCACGGAGACGCTTACCTGAGATTTGATCAAACAAACAAGCCTTCTCAACAATACGCTCAACACCAAATGATTTACCAACACCAGGAGGGCCACTTACAATCATGGCACGGATGTCGCCGTTTGTTGCGGCAGTAGTCATCTCATCCAAGATCTCAAAACGCTGACGAATACGTGCAATCACTTCTTCATCAGATTCTGCCGCAACTTCTAGTGCAACGGCTTCTTTAACAGGTGTATTACCTGCTTCAACGAATTCAGTTTCGCTTACAAAATCGTAATCGCTCATGCCTTCAACTTTGACACGGATGTCAACTGGCATGCCAGGAAACCGGCCACCATTCTTAACAGTAACATAGCCACCTTTAGCTGTGAACTTATATTGCTCAACTAGCTGAAACACTTGGCCGGAAACATCTGTAGTACGATAAGCACCAGATTTAATACGCACAAAAGATACAGTCATTTTAGCTCCTTCTTTATTAACACAATACAACTATTATACATTTAATGGATTTTAGGGTCAACATCTAGGTGTTGTTTTTACGCCACAGCTTCTTGTAATTTTAATTCGGTAGTACGATAAGTAATCTTACCCTCGTACTCCAACTGGCTTTGTTCAAAGTCAGTAAGGTAGTCATCTGACTCAACAGACCAACCAACAATGTACTCGCGATAACCTTCGTTATCGCAATCAATCTGACCGCGGAAAGCCTCAACCAACTCTGCAAGAGCTTCCGGGTTGCGTAAGTGTGAGCCCAACGCATATGAGTAATCATTACCACCCTTGAACTTCCAATACTGTGGGCAAGCACCAATACCGTCCCAATCGTGGGCACCGTAGTTTTCCTGAATTTGTGTGGTAATCATCAGCTTCATCTAAAACCCCTTTTAACTAAACAATACAACTATTATACATTTAATGGATTTATGGGTCAACCAAAGGCTTTTACCAGGCCCACCAAGCATACTAGTATGCCTACAGCATTGACCACCATTTGTGGCTTATTTGCAACACGGATACACCACAGTAAGTAACAAGTACTACCGCAGATTCCAGCTACAATATTCCATGGATAAATGTTCAGCGACATAAGTGTATACATCGCCATAAAACAGACTGTTCCAGTCCACTGTAAAATATCGTTGATTTCTAACTTCATGTATTGATTATACATTTAATGGATTTATGGGTCAACCTAGGAATTTACAGTAGCAAACGGGCTTAATTCTTCTCCATCAGCATAAAGTACTACTTTGTTAGTGACCACTAACTTAGCCCTGTATTCTAGTTCTTCTTGAAAATCCCGTTCCATGCCCTCAATCCACAGATTATATTCCTGCTCATACGGAAATGCAGTTTCGTATTCATCAATGATTATTTCTTTGAGTTTCATCACAATCCTTAAATTAATTGATAACACAAGTATAGCATTAAACGATTAATAGGTCAATAAAAAACCCGCCTAAGCGGGTTTATATGTAATTGGTAATTTTCTTACTCGGCTGGTGTCAATTCTGCCTTGATTTTGGCAATCATGTCGTCGGACATTTTGTCAATATCTTTGCCGTCTGCAAACTTGGTAATAATGTCTTTGCCATTTAAATTTTTAAGTTCAAATAGTACTGGAAATACTGTTAGGTTATATTGTTCAGCAACTGCTTTGGCATCTTCATTCAAGTCTACGTATGCGTGTTCAATTGGCAAGTCTTTGCTGTTTAACCACTCGTGTAGTTGATAAATTTGTTCTTCTTGTTCGTGTAAGGCGTATATGCGAATCATTTATAAATCTCCCTCTATACTGTTATTTATACGTTTTGGCCAAAGAAAACCCCAACGTGCCAGGATGATCAATCCGCAGAGGTCAGGGCCGTGTTACTTCTATTTATTGATCAATTACATCATATTTGGCATATTAGGCTGTGGATTTGCAGGATCTTTAGGTAGATCATAAATCGCACAATCTGTAGTCAATAACAATCCAGCAACTGAAGCCGCATTTACCAAAGCTGTTTTAGCAACCTTGGTTGGGTCAATAACCCCCTGGGCAAGCATGTCACCATATTGTTCAGTGGCCGCATTGTAACCATAATTACCTGTGCCAGTTGAAACTGCATTTAGTACTACATCAGCTGATTCACCTGCGTTGCTAACAATACAACGTAGCGGTTCTTCCATCGCACGTAAAACAATCTGAATACCTGCATCTTGATCTGAGTTGTCGCCTTTCAAGTCTTTAATTGCTTGTTTGGCACGAACCAAAGCAACACCTCCACCGGCCACAATACCGTCTTCAACAGCGGCTTTAGTAGCATGTAGGGCGTCGTCAATACGATCTTTCTTTTCTTTCATTTCAACTTCTGTTGCGGCACCAATACGTAGAACAGCAACACCGCCTGCTAATTTAGCAACACGTTCTTGTAGCTTTTCTTTGTCGTATTCGCTTTGTGCTTCTTCAATTTGAGCACGAATTGCTCGAACACGATTTTCAATAGCAACAGCATCGCCAGCACCATCGATGATGATGGTGTTTTCTTTGCTGACTTCTACACGTCCGGCCATACCCAAGTTCTCTAGTGTAACTTTTTCTAAGGTAAGTCCAAGTGCTTCGGCTACAACTGTACCACCAGTCAAGATGGCCAGGTCTTCTAGCATAGCACTACGACGATCGCCAAAGCCCGGTGCTTTGATAGCACAAGTTTTAACAATACCACGCATTGAATTTACTACCAGAGTAGCAAGTGCTTCGCCTTCAACATCTTCAGCAACAATAAGCAACGGCTTACCAGATTTGTTAACAGCTTCCAAGATAGGAATCATGTCACGAATGTTGCTAATCTTTTTGTCAAACAACAAGATAAACGGTTGGTCTAGTTCAACTGTTTGTTTTTCTTGATTGTTGATAAAGTATGGGCTTAGATAACCACGATCAAACTGCATACCTTCAACCACTTCAAGTTCGTCTTGCAAGCTCTTGCCGGACTCAACAGTGATAACGCCTTCTTTACCAACACGTTCCATGGCATCAGCAATCATTTTACCAATACTGGTATCACCATTGGCACTGATGCTACCAACTTGTGCAATTTCTTCAGTGGTGTTGCATGGCTTACTAATTGCGCTCAATGCATCAACTGCCGCATGAGTTGCTCGATCAATACCACGTTTCAAGTCCATTGGGTTAAGTCCAGCAGTAACAAACTTCATGCCTTCTTTAACAATAGCTTGAGCAAGCACGGTAGCTGTAGTAGTACCATCGCCTGCATCGGTAGCTGTCTTACTTGCTACTTCTTTAACCATTTGTGCGCCCATGTTCTGAAGTTTATCCTTCAGTTCAATTTCACGGGCAACAGTCACACCGTCTTTAGTAATGTGTGGGCCACCGAAGCTACGCTCGATAACCACATTGCGTCCTTTAGGACCTAGTGTAACTTTTACAGCATCGGCCAGAACGTTTACGCCCTGTACCATCTTTAGTCTGGAATCATTTCCAAATTGTACGTCTTTCGCAGCCATGTCTTATTCTCCTTGAATAACAGCGAGGATGTCATCCTCTTTTAAAATTAAAACTTCTTCTCCGTTGACTTTGACAGTCTGTCCAGAAAACTTCCCAAATAATACCCGGTCGTTTACAGCAATGTCCAAGGCAATTACTTCACCTTCGTCATTGCGTTTTCCTGGACCAACAGCGAGAACGGTGCCTTGATCGGCTTTTTCCGTGGCGGCGTCTGGGATAAAAATGCCACCAGCAGTCACAGATTCACTGTCAACACGGCGGACTACGACCCTATCAGATAGCGGTTTTAGATTCATTATGATCTCCTTGTTAAATGATTTAATAATTGATTATACTACATGAATGCCAATAAGTCAAACTCTATTGGCAAATTTATTTATTTTTTTAAAAGTACTGAATATTGGTTCTTGGAAAGAAACACTCGTTATGTTGTAATGGTTTGAGTTTCATTGTTTCCAAAACTGTTTGTTTACCCAGCCCCATTGCTATACTATATGTAAAACTTTGGTTACATAGCACCAGTTCGGCGCCGGCTATTACGTTGGCTAATTCTAAGAACCCATTAATTGGGCAAAGTGGAATATTGCATCCGGTTGCTTGTATAAATGCTTGGCGTTCGGATTCTACACCAACAAATGTTCCGTGTTTTTCCAATTGGACATCGTTAATTATTTTTTGCCATTGTGCGTCGCCTGCTGGATCTTGATAACGCCCTGACCGACATACCACAATGGGTGCAACTGGATTTGGATCTGCTTCTAACCAAGTAGCATCATAGTCAGCCATGGTAAATGGTAGATCAAATGCCAAATGATATCCTTGTACATAATTTCCTTCAAACGATCTAAACTGTACACTACGGAAATGGTCTAGATCAACATCAGCTGGTGCATCACCTTTGTGCCACATACCTGTATCTTGAATGTAACTTTGTCGTTCTAATAACGGTTTAAGTTTTTCGTAATCCTTAACAGTAAAGCGACCTACGTGTTCGGGATCTACTTGTGCCCACGCAGGATTACCACACGAATACTTAGTTACGCACTCTTGTATGTTGTCAATAGCAACCAAGAACTTGCCACCGCCCATTTTCTTTACAATAGGAAGGCTGTAAATTAAATCACCTAGTGTGCCAGAGTGTACAAATGTTTTCATAGATAGTTGCCGACCTTAGACTTATGTATTAACACTAAATCGTCACTGCGAATATCAATCGTAGCTGGCTCTAGTGTTAACGGATAAAATGGTAAGTAGTCCATTGATTCTATTACATCAAACATGTGCTTGCTTTCAACATCAGTAAATGCAAAGAACCATTCAATAAAAATTACAGGCCGTCTGCGATCAATAAACGCTTTACTTGATTCTAGGATACTAACATCATGTCCTTCTGTGTCAGTTTTAATAAAACTAATATTATCAATTTCTGTTGATGTTAGATATTTTTCGCAAAGATGTTCTAGGGTCAATCCAGGTACTGTAACGCTGTTGCCTGACATTTCTGTCATACGTTGCTGTAGTCCTTCAGTCCATGTTGGATCAATCATGCCGCCATTGCATAGTGCGTTACAGTGATCTAATATAGTAACGCTGTCGGTATCTTCGGTAGTAACTGCTTCACTGGCAGTAACAAATTTACCTAAGTGACCATTGGCAATGCAGGTCATATCTAAATAAGGTTTAATAGTAGGATTTGGCTCGACTACTAATACTGTGCCGTTGGCGAGTAACTGCATAGGCACAGCCGTATCCCCTGAGTGTCCGCCAATGTCAATAACAGTAGAGCCAGGAATGATAAACTTGTCCCACTGAAAATCATTGAGATACATGTCAAACACATCTAGTAACGTACGATGGCCTTCGCCGGGGTGCTCGGGTTCAAACCAATAGCAACTTGTCCCGGATATATCAACTTTGTATCCAGAGCGTATGCTAGGTACAGTAAATGCTGTTTGCATAAATTTCCTAATTATTTTTTGTAACTTTTTTCTTCTACAATGTAGCTACCGCAGAGCATATTAATTTCTCTTTTAATCTGAGCACGTACATCATTTTTAATGTAAACTTGTCTGGCTAAATGAATAAAGTGCTCGTCAAATGATTGATTACGTTCACATTCTCTTTTTGCATCTTCAATACGCCATAGTTCAAGATTTATCATGCTTAGTTGTTGTGATAAAGACTGCAAGTTCGGTAAACCTTCTAACCCTTCTAAGATTCCAATTAAGGTTCTTAGTTCACGGGTGATGTTGTCATTTTTATCAAAGTCTGTAATGTTTTCTACTTTGATCTCCAAGATAGTAATCTTGTCAATTAATTCACCTACACTGATTGGTGCCAGTACTATCATAATTGTTCCAATATTGCGTTTGCTATTGCATCTGTATCAAAATTATTGTTACAAGGAGTGTTACCCTTTTTACATACCAATTGGCTAACTGGACGTGCTTGATCATCATTGCATCCACGGCAATCTTCTAATGTTTGTATTGCTGTGGCGTTGTTAGCATAATCATGTTTGCGCCACGGCAAAATAACCTCTGGACGTAAATGTGTCAGCAAAGCAACTATATGAGTGCTACTTGCCGAAGCCGCCCAGTAGGGCCCAGAATCGATTCCCACAAAACACTTGGCATGATCACACAGGTACTTAATCTGCTGATCATTATATACTGTGCGCCGGTCCAGGAACAGCGGATGGTCAACAAAGTGATCAGTGGATCCACCCAAACATACCACTTTAAAATCTGCACGTTTTTCAAACAGCTTGCCAAATACTTCTAACCATATATCCATGGTAATATTTTTAGCTGTCCAATGCCAGTTACGTAAATGTACTGCTATAAACTTTGTGCCAATTTCTTTAAGATCTGCATCAACAAGAATCTTATCTTCGTTACTGGGAAACAGCTCTGTAGACATGTTCATAGTAGTTGAACCAAACGCACGATAAAAATAGTTTTTTACATAATGCTCTGTGGGATTTAATTCATATGCGTTATCTAGATTAATGTAAATTTCATATTTGTTATTGACTGCAGGCACCAGGTCCACTGGAAAGATATTGCGTATGTGTGGGTTATTGCGGTATATGCCAGCAAAGTCCGTGGCGACATCAATGTTGGCATCATCGCCGTAACGTTTCTTTAGTTCGCGCACAACACCTGTGGTCATAATAACGTCGCCAATTGCCGCACGACGTTGCACAAGTATGTTAATTGGATTTTCTAATTTCATGTTTCGGTTTTAATAGTCGGGAAATAACGTAAAAACATATCGTGTTCGTTAGTTCTAATTTTTTGTATTTTACGTTTGATCTCATCGTAAAAGTTCCAGGCCAATGGAATGAATATGACTCGATCTGTTTCGGGCAATTGATTAATGTAGTTACTACTTACAACTGGAATAGTTGTGCCCGGGCAATACAGTCCTTGCTTCAATGGATTGTCATCAATGACACAATCTAACGTAATCTTGCTAGCATTGAGCAAGGTCATTCCTTTGGCGGCGGCTCCGTAGCCAATACACCGATATCCCCAATGCTGATACTCGTCGATTTGATCTTTAAGACCTATTAGCAATTCTTCTACACCAGCGGCCCAATTTCTATACGTTGATCCTGAATGTAGTTTAAATTCTGTTGCTAAAATATTTTCCATCCTGTATTTTTTAAGTGGCTCGTTGGCAAGTATAAAAATATAGCTAGTTCCGTGTATGGGAGCCTTAACCATATCAATTAAATGCAGGCCAGCACGTTCTGCTAGCGCCTGCATTGATTCGGCATTGTAGTAACTAATATGTTCGTGGTAGATGGTATCAAATTCGCCATTAACAACCATGTCTGCTTGACTGGTACTAATAAAGATTTTGCCATCAGCTTTTAAATATTTTTTAGCTAATTGTAAATATGCCAAGGGATCGGGATTGTGTGCAAATGCATTTTGTGTACTAATAATATCAAAATTACAGTCCAATTTGGCAGCAACTTCTTCATTCCAGAATCCGCAGATAACATTGTGATTTGCACTCGACGTGGCATATAAATTT